TTCGTACCGTTGATGCGCTTAGTTTTCTTGCTTACTTGGTATTCGACGCCATCAAAGCCTGTCACCCAAAAATAACAATTTGTTTCGCGCACTACTTTCAGCAGTTGTCCAGTCTTTATGCTATGGTGATTTTTGCCGTCTGCTACTTCGATATGGGTCGGTTTCATTTTGCGTGCTCCGGTTCGTTTGTGCATGTACCTATAGTAGAACCGTTATTAACGTTTTGCAAGAACTTTTTGCAAAAGAAAACGCCCCGCACTTGTTAGGTGCGGGGCGTCGCTTGGTTTGCCGTTAGCGCGGCGCACAGACTTACTAGGACTGAGCCTTAACGATACCACACATCACGCCGGCACGGTCAATCGTTCCGTAGAGTTCCGTCAGGGTGCGCAGGTCGTTACCTTCCTTGCGAGCCATGAAGCCGTCTGTGCCCTTGGTGCCGTCCGGGTACATCACAAGGTAACCGATGGGCAGGTCGGCAAAGCTGGCACACATCGGATGCACCTTGATAGCTGCAATCGCATCCTGCACCGTGTCAAACTGCGTCATTTTTCAATCACTCCCTTCTCTTGCAATTGCCGCACGTACGCCTGCAGGCCAGCGAGGCGCCGCGCTACGTCGTCGGCGTTGTCGGCTACTGCGACAACGCTTGCAGCAGTCTCGCGCGGTAGCTCTGCGACGGTGGCGGCTGCATTAGGTCCACTGGCGGGGCCGGCGCTTTGATCTGCTGCGGCGGTATTACAGTTGGCGATACGGACGCGCACCCGCTCAGTGCCAGCAAGCAGTTTGCGCCGATAAGCAGAATTGTCTTCTTCATGCTGCGATTTCTCCTTTGCGTAAGCCTGCGCCAAACCATCAATTGATTCGCTCAGAGCTTGCTTTTGGGCCAGCAACGCAGCGTAGGCTTGCGCTGCCGCTGCGTTGATTTTGGAAATTTCCTGCGCGTGAGCTTCCTTGATACGTGCGATTTCCGCATCGTCAATCTTGCGCGTAACGCATGAACCTGCGGCCAAACACGCGCACACGGCTACGACGATGCTGGCAACTCTCAATCCATCAAACATAGCTGATACTCCATGTCGCGGCGGTCGACTTGACCGTAACAGCCGTTAGAGCGCACACGGCAATCCTTCCCGCCATCTTTGATCCACTTGCGAATTTCTGCGCATGCACCCGGCCGATCCCCTGCGTTCAACTTACGCAAAAATGTACTTGCACCGCATTTGCCAGGGCCAATGTTGTACGCGCAAAAGCTGATAACTGCGGCGCGCTGCGGGGCGCTCATCGGCACGTGAACGAGCGTATCGACTTGCACATCGGAAGCCTTTAGCGCCGCCTCGTTCATCACGTTGCATTGCTCTTCTGTAAAACGCTGGCCGACGCGCATGCCAGGGAGAACCACGCCGCGACATACCGTGACAACGCCGCCCGCGTCACGGTATGCGATGAGCTTGTTGCCTTCGCGCTCATTGAGGAATTGATTGGCGATGACAAGGGCACTGCTGCCCCCTGCCACGAGTGCCAACACGCGCTTACTTAGCGGTGTCATTCGTCTTTTCCTCCTTATCGGCGATGCGCCACCATGACGCCCACTGACCGTGCCGGAAGCCGCGCCAAAGAGCCCGCGCATAGGCGCTTACCCACGGGATAGCCTTGATGAACTGTAGAAGCGTGTACGCGACGGCAAGCCATTGCGCCAGCTTAGTGACATCCGTCGTTTGAAACATCGTCGTAACCCACGCCCCAATATTGATGATTGTTGTTTTTACTGCTGCGACGAACAGCGTATCGTGCTTGGCCGACATGGCGCGCCCTTGTTAGAAATTGACGAAGGCGGGCGCAGTCGGTAGGCCAACGTCCGGAAAGCCTGCCTGCGACGTAAAATTGCGCAATGCCGTGCGGTATGCCTGCAGGGTTGCGTATTGCTCTGGCTGCAACGTGAGTGCATCGCCAGCTTCCATTTCGTCACGGTGGCGCGTGACCAGCCAATCGGTTGCCGATAGTGCGGCGTCGCGTTGCGAACGGGCTGCTAGGGCACGTTCGCCTGTGGATGGGGCGGGAGGGTCAATTGCGATAGGGTGACCGGCATCGTCTACCGAAATGCGTTTCCCGCTAGATTGCGCTTCTAACAGGGCAGCGTGGCATTCAGGCGTAATTTCTACGGCGTCGGCTGGCATATTGTCGCCATGAATTGCCGCACTATAAAACCCACCAGTTGATTGCGAATAGAACATAATCATTTCCCTTTAATTGCCGATTGCGAACCACTCGAACGTAAAGCCCGATGATATGGAACCTGCCGAATTGAAAGTCGTAAAGCTGACTTGAGTTGTACTGCGAGCTACCGAAATGCAGTAACCGCCTGCGCTGCTACCGTCAACAGTTGCGAACGAACGCAAACACGCGTTAGGGAATGCAATCGGAAGTGTGGCGAGCGCATTGCCGGCCGATGTTCCAGACGATGAGCCAACGCCCCATTGCATAATGATTCCGTTGGGCAATTTGGTATAGCCTGACGCAGACGCAGAACTCAGAAATTGACCAAGTTGAACCGCATGTGTCGATTGTGTCGGCGTGCCGACTGCCATACCCCCGGCAACAGTCCAAGCGAGCAGGAACGCGCCGCCCCCGTACACACTGCTATATACGAAACAGCTAATACCGTTTCCAACCAGCTCACCGCCTAGTAGAAGTGCGCCACCCTGGCCGTACACGGCGCGCCCACCGAGCCCATTTACGTTGAGTGTCGTATTGCCAGTATTTGTGCCGGTTGTGCGCACAATTACCTGCATGCCATCCGTGTAGGCTGTCGGGGCCGGCGTAAGCGTAGCGGTAAGGGCATTTACCGTACCCCCCGCAGCACCTGCGTATCTCACAGCATTTGTCTGCGCTTGGCCTACAGCGAGTGCATGTTGCGACTTGCTACCGTAGACAACAGGGCGCGCGCCGCCTTCTACGTTTTCAAGCATCCATGCGCCTGCGCCGCTATTCGCTATCGAGTTGTAGCGCAAAGTTACGTTGGCCTTGCCGACAAGTTCCCCGCCTTGTAGCTGTACACCGTCTGCGCTATAAATGGGCAATGCGGACGTTGTCCCGGCTGCAAAGGTCGATGCACCCGTATTGTCAATGCCAGTGGGCATGCGGAATGATACGCACATGCCATCCGTAAGAGCAGTAACGTTGGGCGTATAGGTGGCGCTGTAGGCATTCGCCACGCCGCCCGCAACTGCGAATGTCGCCGTTTGGTTTTGCAGTTGCTGTGCTTGCACTGCATGTGTTGCTGCAGTCGCCGGCCCTACGTTAAACACTTGGGATGACGAGCCGGCTACAAGCGCACGCAATGCGTCTTGCTGCGCTACAAGCGAAGGCGTCATGATCGTACTGTTATCAGTACCTGCGGCAGCTTGTGCGCTTGTAGCGATTCGATAAACAGCAAGTTGCCAATTGGACGTTGCACCAGTCGGATCGGCAAGATTAGGCGTGTTGGTGTTGTTTGCTACAAGGTTCACATACACGCTGAACGGAACTGTTCCAGGGTTCGAGCTATAGCGCACTCGCACGCCGGCCTCATAGGGGAAAGGCGTACCGCCATTGTCGGTCGCGCTAATCCATTCCGGCACTGCTGCTTGTTGGTACTGCTGCAACTGCTGCGTAATCACGCCGAACAGCCAATTCATGGTTGAACGGTCGATAGGCTTCGCTGCGGGGTCTGTCGTTTGATCGCGCTGATAATCGTACGTCCATCCCTGATTGAAGCTGACTTGGCCGCCAGATTGCAGCGGGTCTGGAATTACGGTGTTATCCCCCGCAAAACCAAACTGTGTACCGAAATATTTTTGCCGCATATTAATAACGCTCCAGGTTAAGTGGATGCAAACGTGCCGTGGTTAAAGTTGCGGTTATATTGACCGAAGCCAAATACCGGCCGCGTACTGACGATGTATTTTACCCCGACCGCTGCGGGGCGCGGCAAAATGTCAAAGTTCTGCAGAACGAACAAAAGCGAACTATACGGCTGAAACCCAAACACGTAAATCGAATAGCTCATGTCGAGCGGATCGAGCAGGTAGATTTTGCCGTACTTGCCCAACAAATCCGCCAGCATCTTGTTTGTTTCGGG